ATACTTGATTGGAAGGCACCATTTGGTTGGGATCCCGTGAACAACAATGATGTGGTTGGCCATTATCGTTTGGTCGTTACTCAAAATCACAGTTCAAAGTTGGCTGCTAACGATGATCCTTTGGTGTTTTTGAATACCGATTTAAATCGTCACAACAGCTTCATGGTGAAAAATTACATCCTTGCAGGATTACTCTTCCGCTACATTATTACTGAGGTGCAATATGACCATGACAAGGTTGATCGACGTGAAACGACACATAAACGGGATCCATCAGAGGTCCAGGATTGCCATTTGTTCATGTCCTGGCAGTATGTGTTCTATTTGTGGTCCCCTGGTTACTTTTCCATCGATTTCAATCCTGCGTTTTTACGTACTATGCTCAACCATGCTGAGGATGCTCTAGAACGATTTGATATTTATCTTTGGTTTTTTACCAACAATTTACCACCACATTTACAATTTCATTTCATTTTTGATGGAGATCAGCGTTCTGTTTTAACCAAACCTTTTGGTTGGATTTTGAGTGTTCTCATCTATTTTTCCGGTCCACTGAGTTCTCTTGTCACAACACACCTTTCGGAGTACATGCCCCGTGAACATGTGGTCATTTCTTTCCAAAAATTTAAGAGAGTAATCCTAGAGGCTCAAGTAGCTAAACCCGAAGATCGCGAATTATGCTTGGCCCTTTTGTCTCAGACGTGATATATCAACACCAATGTTAATTTGCATAACATACTTTACAACACCCGTAAGTTTTGTGAATTATATATCCGTATGATACCGAGATTTGGAGCTCACGTTCGTCTTGAGCGTGTTGCTGTCAATCCGCTCGGACAACAGGCTATGATCAATAATCTGGGTGCTGTTCAGGACAATCAGCGTAGGGCTAGGGCTGTTATGGGTGCTGGGAAAATCAATGATAGATACAACATGGTCAAAAAATTTAAACCCAAGAAAAACGTCGTCAACCGTGTTGTGGGTGTGTCGCCTTCAATAACTTTCACTTCATCTGGGAAGCAGTTGGGTCCTGGTCCGATTTGTGTGACTGATGACTATTCCTTACTTGCTGCTTTCGCTGGTAGGAGCATGTCTAAGGACCCAGACACAGTTCAACATGATGAATTGGACAAGTTGGAGGCGTTCGCTGACAAGTTTAGTGACAAGATAGTTCAGTCCATTGATTTTTCCGGAGTATCACAGCAAGACCCTCGCGATGCCATCAAAAGACTTTATGCGGGAAAGAAGCCTACGGCTATGATCGATGGTTTAGTCAAAGGTTACACTAGTTATCTTGAGGGTAAACATGGAACCAAGTATACTACGCCTTCGTGCTTTACCAAGTTAGAAAACTCAGCCAAACGAAAAGGGTTGAATATCAAAGTCAAGCCAAGGCTTATCATGGTTATGTCTGAATTGATGTTAATGGAATATGCTCAAGTCCTGGATGTCATTGATAAGTGGAATTCGAGCACTTTCAAGAAATATCAAATTAAACATCAATCGGAGCAAGAAATCATTGAAAAAGTTCTAAAGGTCACTAGTTTCCGTCACATCGTCACTGATTATTCGTCGTTTGAGTGTAGCATCATAGGAAGAATTCGGAAGCTTGAAAATCAGTGTATCAAGAAGTGTCTAAAGCGAGCAGGTTTGACCATAGCTCTTAGACGTTTTGAGGCTGATTTCGAGGGTTCACGTGTTCTTAAAAATCTTGGTTGTCAATTCCATATCACATCGAGGAATTCCGGAGACTTCCACACTTCTTGGATGAATGGCTATATCAACGTCCTCTTGGGCGCATACTCGTATCATATCAACCATCCTGAAGATCCGGAATTAGTTAACTTTTCTATGTTGGCTGAAGGAGATGACGGTCTGAGACCCCCTAATGACAATGACTCAGAGATTGCGGCTCAGTTCGGTTTTTCTTTTTCTCAAGCGGTTACGGGCAATCAACCCGGTGATGTTGACTTTCTTCGTGTCAGGTGGATAGATGGCCATAAGTTGTTAAATGTCGCAAGATGTTTGAAGCTGGCCTGGGTGATAACCGGACGTAAGCTTTCGTTGAAAAACAGTTTGGCCATCCAACGCTGTTCTGCTCTCAGCATGCATTACACTTCGCCTGGACATCCTATTCTTTGGGCCTTAGCTAAACGTATTGGGATTGAAACGCGCCCTGGTGCTTTATCAAAAAGAAAACAAGTCTTCTTTAACCAATACACGAAGACTGAGTCTTTGGATGAAGCTTTCATTGGCGTTTCAAAATCTTTCCCTGACATGCAAGTTGACCAAAAATTGAGACGTTATGTAGCTGCTGGAGCTGAAGGTTTCCCTCCCATACCAATCCCTGTCCAGATTGCTCTCGAAAAGCGGATCTTGGACTTGACAACTAGGGAAGTCAATCTATGTGGTCTCTTGGATGAGTATGAGGAGACTTTGATTTATCGTGACTATGATTTTGGCATCCAGTTGATGCCTGATTTGAGACTCAGTGAGGATATGCAGGAATTGTTAGAGCTTTTTCCTAAATATTCTCCACCAAAAATTTTCGACTTTACATCTGATTCTTTAAAATACAAAGAAAAATTCGATTTTTAAACTCGGTGACGTGGCCGAGGATAAATAATTCCGTTCAGTTTTCTTCAAACTTATTGTTGTTTTCTCGTGGCTGAGTTGTCGCCTGGTGTGATCCACCCCGGTTGGAACCCGGTTCAGTTCTTTTGGGTTACTTGATTCCCTTAAAAATCGAGGCCGATATTAGCGTAGTGATTTACTTTGC